TACACGACGCTCTTCCGATCTCATCATAAGGCGTACGAGGTATACTACTATCATACCAAGACTTGGAGGGCACTATGGACTTTAGTAAAAAAGTAAAGATGGCACTAGCATATAAGGGCATGAGCGCTGCCTCTCTAGCGCGTGCGCTCGGGATTTCCCCGCAGAGCCTAAGCGTAAAAATGAAAAAAAATACTTTTACTCAAAAGGATGCCGAGCGCATCGCGGAAGCGCTCGGGTGCGAATGGCAACCAAAATTTATTTTCCCTGACGGCACTGCAATCTGACGAAAAGCGGAAAAAAGATGATTTTTTTCGCAAAAAAGTCATTTTCCGCTTGACTTTATGCCATGCATGTTATATAATATAAATGTTGGGAGCGATCAAGGCTCCACAGAAAGGCGGTTAACATAAATAAATGAACAAAATTACAGAAAAAGAGGTACGGCAAGGTATGACAAACGCACAAACGGCAGCACTGCTAGAAGCGCTAAAGATTATCACGGAGAAGGCAGACAGTCTGGAAGATATAAAAAAGGCCTTGGATAGACTCCAAAGCCAAGTGACCGGCAAGATTTCCGAGTAAAAGCCACACCCAGGAAGGGCGGTAAATCCGCCGCCGCTCTTCCTTTAGTATAAAAGGCGGGAGACACAAAGTCAATCCTTTTCTTAAGGAGGCGCCCATGACCGAGGCAGAAAAAAGAGCAAAGCGGAAGTATGTCGCAAAAATTCGGCGCTTTGTCGTCGATGTGTACCCGAAGGACACGGAGCTGCTTGACTGGCTTTCCCAGCAAGAGAAGCCGCAAAGCTATATCAAAGAGCTGATCCGGCAAGACATGGCTAAAAGCAAAAGCGGCACGCATGAAATGCCGTCATAAAGGCATACCAGCATACCAAAAAGGAGGGGGCATTGCGCCCCCTCCTTTTAGTTATGTTCTATATACTCCTGCTCCCACGCATCGATTCGGTGCGTGTTGCTCTTGCTCCGCTCTTCGACGGCCACCATCCTCTCCACGAGTCCGTTGTGCTTGTCGACCTTCTTTTCCAGCTGCTCCAGACGGAAGTTTGTCTTGCTCGCCGCCGCCACCGCCCCAAGGCCGGAGCCGATGATCGTGCCCACGCAGCCTAGGACTGCTACCAAAACTGCGCCGTCCATTACTCACCCTGTACTTTTGCCAAAATTTCGTTGATGCAGGACGATCCCGCTGCTACGGCCAGCCCTGCGAAAATCTGCCCGCCCAGGCTCACTCCTTCGGTCAGCCCTACTGCTTGCAAGAGGTCGAGACCATAGCCGAAGGCCAGCAGGAAACCGCCCGCCAGTGCGGCGGCAGTTGTGATCCACCGGCCCCACGAGACATCCGACCATAGCTTTTTCGCCCGGTCGATAAATACCCACAAAATCGCGCTGAATGCCAAAATTCCGCTCATACTTTTATACTCCTTTTTCTAAAGCCGTCTCTACGGCCTTTCTCCACTTTTCAGGCACCTGCTCAAGCGTGAGCTTGCCTAGCTTGATCTGTACGACAAAAAAACGGATCATGCGTCACCTCCGAGCGCCAGCTCCAGCACTGCCGCCTCTAGGGCGTCCAGTCTTTCTCCATAGCTCACGGCCTCCATCGGCTCCGGCGCTTCGATGAGCGGGCGCTCTGCAAGCTCTTTTTCTAGGCGCGCCGCGGCTTCCTGCCGAAGGCGCTCGTACTCGGCTTGCGTGATCTCTTCGCCGGATGTACCTCCACGCCCGAAGGCGATGACCTCGCCTGCCGTGCTTTTCTTTACAAAGTACCGCATAGTTTACCCCCTTAAGAGCTTGGAAAAAGTCCTTTTCCCAGCCTCGCCGTCTACGGTCAGGCCTTTTGCCTTTTGGAAAGCCCGCACCGCCGCGGCCGTCCCTTTGCCGAAGTCCCCATCCGCTCCGGCTTTCCCGCAGCTGTACCCGCTTCCGATGAGCAGGAGCTGCAAAGCCTTGACCTGCTTCCCCTTGTCTCCCTTTTTTACCACCTTCAGCTCGATCATAAAAGTCTCCTCGCTGTCTATGTCTTTTTGCGTGTAGTCTACAAAGCCCGGCTTGCCCCAGTGCGTCCACCGCGAGGAAAGCGCATCATAGCGGACGTTCATCTTTGAGGAGCGCATCTCGTATACCTTGCCCGCGCCGTCGTACCAGCCGATATGCACCATGCGGCCGCTCTGTTTGATAAAGACCATGCAGGGGGTTCTCTTGGGCAAGGTGCCGATCATACCCCTTTCTTTGCACTTCACATAGTAGCCGTGCGCGGTCGTGTCGTACCCGCTCACGGGGAAGAAAGCTCCTGAGCAGTCCGCGCCGATCCGTCCACGCCCTTCGGCCAGCTTTCCGTCATAATACGCGCGATTATACCGCGAAGAATGATACGACTTATAGAGCCTTTCAATCATTTCCGGCGTGATCTCCTCGGCGTTTCCGCCCCAGACATACACCGCTCGGCCGTCGATCAAACTTTGAAAATGCCTTTTCATTTCTGTGGTCGTTTTCATGATTACTCCTTCCAAGTGCCGATGACAAAACCTTGCAGCCGCGTGTACGCGGCGTCCCCGTTGGTGTTCATCGAATACTGCTGCACTTTGATCGTCGTTCCGCCCCAGTTCCCGCTACATCGCGTCCAGCGAGCGTAGTCCGTGCTCGTGTCGCCAAAAGAAGCGTACAGAGTAGACACAACCTCCGGGACTGTGATTTCGACCGTGCGCCAGTACAGACTCGCAAGCGACTCCCAGGCGGGCATGGTGATCCCAAGGTTCATCGTAAAAAGGAAGATGAGGCCGTTCTCCAGCTTGATATACTGCCAAAAGCCGCTTGTGCCCTCCTCTACGATGCTGTCGATGCTCAGCGCGGCGATCCCCTGCTCGATGTGGTTCATCCAGTCGGCGGAAAAGGGCGTCCCTTCTGCCGCGATTGTGCCGGGTGCGGGTGTCAGCGTCATGTAGTCCCCGCCCACCGTCTGAAAGCGGTTCGGGTACTGGACGGAGCGCGCCGCCCAGGAGTTTGGTGTATATGCCATTATGTACCTGCCTTCCATGCGCCCTGGGTGTAGATATACGGGGTAGCCCGTACCCAGGCGCCGTCCTTGTATAAGTAAAAAGTGCCGCTCTTCCACGCGCCGCCGACGTAGATTCGCCCGCCGCCGGTCGACCACTGCGCGTATAGCGTAAAGTCATGGTAAAAAGGCACGATGCTCGTCGCAGTGACTATGCGGCCGTTCCCGTCTTTCCACCCGGCGAAGCTGTGCCCGGCTTTCGTCGGCGTCGGAAGTGTCCCGTAGGGCTCGCCGTAGGCTACGGTTTTGGTCGCAGGCGATACGGAGCCGCCCGTCGGGTCAAAGGTGACTGTGACGCTGTCGCCTTCTCGCGCGGCAGTCGCTGTCAGCGTGATGGCTCCCGATGGCATGGCGAAAGTATAGCTCTGCGTCGTGCTACCCGGAAGCAGTGACGGGTCAGAGCTCTCCCACGCATCGAAAGCATAAGTTACCCCGTCGCCGGTTTCCAGCGTACAGGACACCGTGACCGAAGTTCCCGCTTCGTACAGTCCCGCGCCGCTCACGGACGCGATACCCGCCCCCGCTTCTACCGAGAGTCGGAAAGTCCCCGCGCTGTAGTCGATCGTGAAAGTGTTGCCGACGCTGCCTCCGCTCTTGTTGGTCTTCCCGTTCCAGTAGCAAGAAGCTGCCGAGCCATAGGCCTGGCTTTCCGAGTACTGGATGCGGATATAGCAGCCAGTGAGAGAGCCGCCTGCCGTCGCCGTGTAGGCTGAGCAGGGGATGCTATAGACATAAGTCTGCCCAGCGCTCCATGAGGTGCCGTTTTTGATGAGCTTGCTGCCGATGAGGTTCCCCGCGCCGTCGTAGACATACGCAGTGCGGTTGTTCCCTGCTCCGGTACCAAGCCCGGAGGAAGAGCCGATCGTCACGCTGAGCGTGATGGAAAAATTCACTCGGTCGCCGCTCACCGTCGGCGCGGTCCCCAGCGTCGCTTTATAGTAGGTGTAGATGCTCGAGTAGCTCGTCTCTTTTGCGACAAGCACCGTACCTGCGGTCGTGCTCATATTACGCCTCGATCAAAAAGAAGAGGTCACCTTCGCTGGCCGATGCTGGCAGCGTCGACCCGTAGGAGTACACGCCGGCGATCCCCTCTTCGATGTGGTTCATGCGCTCCGCCGAAAAGGGAGTCCCCAGCTGCGTGATGGACACCGGGTCGGGCGAAAGCACTAAAAGATTGCCGTTCTGATCGCGGAAGCGATTTGCCCCGTCGATCAGCTGGTCTTGCCAAGTCTGCTTTATATATGCCATTTTGCACCTCCTTAGATGCTGCAGGTGTCCGTCCGAAACACATTGAGGACAAGATTGCTGTTTTTCTCGATGGTGACCGCTACTCGGCTCAGGAGCGTGCCGGTGTTTGGCGCGGCAGAAGCCCCAGAGCCCGCGAAAACGCCGATTTCCGTGATGCGCTCGTTGCACTCCAGGCTCCCCAGGCTCACGATGGACCGCACCACGCCGGGCGAGACCTCCGTGATCTTGGTCAGCTGCTTGCGGTAGATTTCGCTTGTGAGCCGCGTGTCCGTCGGTGCGGGCGCGTCTGCCCCCGTGGAGGCACCGTTCCCAAAGGCAAAGTATTTGATGGCTAGCGCGTCCGCGGCCCCTTCGTAGGTGCCGGTAAGCATCTGCGCGCGCACCGTGCGGTTGATGTTTGTGAGCTGATTGGAAAAGCACTGCGCCCGCAAGAGCTCCCCTGTCTTTGCGTCGCGGAGCTCGATGCGATACCGGCCTTGCATTTTTATTGTGTCCATATGCCTCCTTATACTGGGTACGCGTCGCCCAAGACAGAGCCTGCGAAGATCTCGCCTGTGTCGTCCGTTGGGTACTTTGCTTGTACCGGCTTCCCCGTTGGGATGTCCATGTTCCCGTTGGTCGGGTAGTACCCTGCGCCGAAAGAAAAGGCAGAGAAAATCGAGTTGTACTGCACGGACGCCGTACACGCCCAGTTCCATGCCAGCCCGGCGGGCATGGTCTCTGTCAGCGCTAAAGTCTCCGGGATGGCCTGCTGCTCGATGACGACTTCGTCTTGCCGCACATACAAAGCGGCGAGATTTTTCTTGAGGTCGCTCAGTGTTTCCGCATAGGACTTTAAGTAATCACGGTTTTGCAGTGTCAGCGTGATCTTGTAGTCCTCGCCATACGCGCCTAGCGGCTCGATCGTGCGCTCCGTGATGACGAAGTCGCCGCCGATGTCATACTGCGGCAGATCAAAAGTGAACTGCGTCAAAATCTGTGTGTTTTCGACCGTAAAGCCTAGCGCGAAGAGCTGTGACCGCAAAAGCCAGAAGGTCACGGTTTCCGTCGCGTCCTCAAACTGCTTTAGCAGGGATTGCGCGAGGGCCAAAACGTCTTGCATCGTAGAAATGCCGGACGATATATAGACCTGCTCACGCAGCCCGCTTGTGCCAGTCTTCGCCGCGATCTCTGCGATTTTCGCGTCATTTTGCACGACCGCGCGGATGGGGTATGCGCCAAAGTAGACTACCGTTACCAAGTCGCCTACTTTCAAAAAGTCGTTGCCCCGGTAAGAGATCGTCGCGCTGTTATACGAAAAGTAGAAAAGCGCCTCCTTGTCGTTATCCAAGCCATTGACGCCTACCAGAGACGGTGCGACCTGCACGCCGTTCACAAGGATCTGCGGCTTAGAGATCAGCGGAAAGACTGTCGTAAAAGATTTTTGATCTTCCGTATAGGTGAAAGTCTCCGTCTGCTCTGAGGTCGTGTCGTATGCGCCGGTGATATACTGGACGGTGCGCGTTTTGTAGTCCGTCGTCCTGCGCTGTAGAGCCGTGCCCAGTATGTACTGCGTGTTGATGATTTGTGGAAATTTTGGAAAATCTGCCTCGGCGACAAAATAGAATCTCTTGTCATTCCCTACGCGCCACGCCGCGCCCACCAGGTCGGCGAGCTCGTTGAGCGAGTCTTGGAGGTTGAAGTCGGCGGCCGTATATACTTCCATCACCGTGGGGATGTCGGAGATCTCCCCAATCGCTATCCCCTCGGCCGAGATGTAGCGTTGATAAAGCTGCTGCACAATGTCTGTCACCGTGTGGCCTTGAAAAGCTACATTGATGATGCGGTTAGATAAAAGCGTGTTTGCGCTGTTGCACTTGATCGTGTAGATTTTCGGCTCGTAGGGCGTGCTATACTTCGGAGAGGTCGGGATTCCGCAAGTCCCCCAAAAGATGGTTGCGCCGTCCTCTTTTAGCTCGATGATGTCGCCTGCGACTGGGACGGACTGCCCCGCTCCGACCTCGATTCGGATCTCGCTCAATGTTTTGTTTCCGAGCTGCTCAGTGATATGCCAGCCCGCGAGCCCTTCATAGGGCTCGCCGTTGATGTAAGTCTGTATCACGATCTGCTACCTCGCAAAGTAAAAGACGCCGCATCGTCTAAGTTTTTCAACACCATCCGCCCGAGGTTGACGCCATCTACTTCCATAGCCGCGTCTAGGTTGATGTTGAAAACCGGCTGGCCTGTCGCTGCCGGAAGTTGCGAGGCGTTTGCCATGGCAAGCTCAACCGGCGCGACGCTAAAGCTATGCTGCAGCTTGTATACCATCGACTCCAAAGCATCTTGCGGAAGATCTTCATCTTCCTCGATGCCCTTCGCCACACCCTGCGGGATCGTGCGCCCGCTCTCTGCAAAGAGCTTGGACGGCGAGTGCGAGTTGATGGACTTTCGGAAAGCTGCATTTGCTGCGCGCCCCGCACTGGATGCTGCGGACTCGATCAAGATCGTCCCATTGCGGATGCCTTGCGCTACGCCCTGCGAAATCGAAAGGCCTACCGAGGTGAAATTTTGATTTTTTACCTCTGCCGTCATGGCCGTCTTTGTCTTTTCCACCGTTTCTTTCCCGGCTTCTTGTACCGCGTCGCTATTGCCCAGCCCCTCTGCAACATCTTTGGCCGCATCTCCGCCAGCGTTGTTGTTTTTCGTCTTATATCCCAGCTCGGCCAGGTATGCATTGATACCGGCTTCGCCCATGTCTCGATAAATGCCGTTTAGAACTTGTAGCTGATCACCGGTTTTGCCGGCCATATCTTTAATCAGCCCGGCGGCCTCCGGTCCCAAGTTTTCTAGCTCTTTTACAAGTCCGGCGTCCAAGCCCTTATTTACAAGGATGCCGAGATTTGTCGTCCACTCTTGCGCTATTTTGAGGTTGGCCTCCATGTTCGCTTTAAGTTTGTCGAAACTCTGCCCATGCTTGACCGTGATTTTTTCAAAGCCATTGACAAAAGAGCTTGTGTACCCCTCAATCGCTGTATTTGCGGCGCCCGTGGAAATGTTCATTTCTTCCAAGGCTGCGGCCAGGTTTTTCTGGGCTTCCGTATAGGTCGCCGTCGCTTCCTCACTGCCTTCAAGCTCGGATTTTATTTCCTGCTGCTTTTCGGCATTTTCGCCGAGTTGGCCGTTCAGGTACTCGATTTCGCTGTCACAGTCATTGATGATGCCCGTCGCCTCTTCGATTGCGCCTTGCGCTTCCTGCTGTGCAAGGTCGTAGTTATACCAGCTATCTGCCGCGGCCTCGATTTCTGCGGTAGTGGCCTCGGTATTGTTTCGAGTCTCCCCGACGGTCATGTTATACTTTGCTTGTAGCTCCGTATTTTTTTGCGTCGCCTCGCTGAGCTTAGACTCGGCTTCTAAGCGCTGCTTATAAAGCTCTACCAAGCGCTCTTGGATTGCCTTGGCTTTCGCTTCTTCCTTCAGCTTTTCGATATACTTCCGGATTGCGTCAGTCGCGCCTGTGACCGCTCCCTTTTCTTTGTCATAAGCGATTTTTACACCGGGCATGAGCTCCTTGATACGCGCCACGGCGTCGGCGAGTGCCTGCTTTTGCCCCTCGCTTTTGTTTTCGACGGCCATCAAGCTATCGATACGGTCGGCCAGAACTTCCGCCTCAGCGGCGTTATCGCTCATAGCTTGATAGCTTTCAGCAAAAGCGGCTTGCCCGTCCTTTACTTCTTTCGCAAGATCGCGTGTGCTTGACGCAAGGTCTTTCGTCGATTCGTAGTAGTCCCGGGAAGCGTCCGGCATACTTTTAAGCTTTGCATAAAGCGTGCCCACGATCGCGACCAGCGCGGCGATGCTTGCGATGACGACGCCCACAGGGTTCGCCGTCATGGCCGCGTTCCACAAAGTTTGTGCCGCTGTAGCTACGCTAATTTTCCCGGTAAGTACCCCCATGAGGATCTCTTGCACCGACAGTGCACTGCTGAGGGCTGCCGTAGACATGGCGGACAGCTTCTGCGCGCTATCATAGATCAGCACCGCCTCTTTCAACGTCTTATACGCCTTGACCGCTTTCGAGATCGCCCCGGTGACCTTTGTCCACACGGTATAAGCTGCTGAAATGGCAAGAAAAGCTGTCACGACTTTTAGCGCGAAAGGCGCCACCTTGCTTAAGAGTGCAAGTATAGTGCTGATGACCGAGATCAGGGGCGGCAGCACTTTTGATACGATTGTCGCAAGGACAGTTGCCACGCCGGTAAGCGCCTTCCCAAGATTCCCGATCGCGGACTTAAGCGCGCCCTTGCTCGCCGAACGGTTTACTTCCCCGATTGCTTTCGTAAAAATGCCAAGTGTTTCCACGATGGCTGGGCGTAGCTGCTCGTACAGCGAAATTTTCAGGGCGGACGTTTGATTGGACAGGATTTGCGCCTGGCTCTCTACAGTCGCGTATCTTTGCGCCGCTTCGTTCGTCAAAGCGTTATTTTCTTCCCAGCCCGCATTCGCGGTGTCTACGGCGTCGCTCAGCGTGTCAGAAGATAGCGCCAGAGACTTGAGCATGTTCGACTGCAAGATGCCGGTCATGCCGAGCTCCTGCAAGACGGTGTTCATGTCGCCGCCAGCTTCCTGCGTCTTTTTCAGGCCGCCAAGAAACGCTTGCAACGCTTCCATCGGCGAGCTTTTCCATGTAGCGGAAAAATCGTCGGCCGTCATGCCTGCCGTTTCGGCCAGTGTGTCCAGCTTGCCGCCCGCTTCGCTGACTGCATTTCCGATGTCGGTCAAAGTCTGAGACATGGAGGAGCCGCCCGCCTCGGCGTTGATACCGACCGCGGTCATAGCCGTAGATAGCGCGAGCATGTCCGTTTCTGTCAGCCCAGCCAGGGTGCCCGCAGACGCGAGGCGCGTCGTCATTTCGACGATTTCTGACTCCGTCGCGGCAAAGTTGTTACCAAGAGCGACGATGGAGGAACCGAGCTTTGAGTAGTCGGAGGCTTGCATGCCGGTAATGTTCGCGATCTTTGCTAAAGCCGTCGCGGCCTCGTCGGCGCTCATGTTGGTAGCTACGCCGAGATTGACCATGACTTTGGTAAAGTCCAGGATGTCCTCGGTTTTAATGCCAAGTTGCCCGGCGGCCTCAGCTACGCCCGCAATCTCGTCCGCGGCGGTCGGCATTTCCTTGCTCATGTCAAGGATGCCGTCGCGTAGCCCCTGCAGCTGTTCTTCGGTCGCGTCTACCGTCTTTTGCACACCTGCAAAGGCGCTTTCAAAAGAAGAGCCGGTTTTGTAGATGTCTACGGTAAAATTTTTGACCGCTCCCGCAGCAACGATAAAGGCCTGCGAAAAAAGATTGCCAATGGCCGTCGCCGCGCCCTTAGCGATAAACTCTGTTTTCCTTGTATCTTCTTGAAATTTCGAGTTATCGCCTCGGATAGGATAAACAATGCCCTTTTCAGCCACTCTTTGTATCTCCTTTCTGCGTCATGGAGATCACGGCGCGCGCAATTTTGCTGAGCTCCCGCTGCCTCGATGCCGCTTCCTCTTCCGGCGTAAGCTGGATCTTGTACTTTTGCTTGAGTCGGATCAGCTCGCCCACATACTCGCGGTTGCTCTTCGTCACGGCGGGGATTTTTTCACTCCGGATTTTGATCACGCCCGACAGCGCCGTATCGGACGGCAGCCCCGAAAGCAAGGTCTGAAAGCGTAGCCAGTGCATCCTTCCGCGCTCCGCCCATAGATCGATACCGTATGCCTGCTGAAAAGCGCAGAAAAGCAGATCCGCGTCCTGCTCAAAATCGATGAGCCGGGTCTGCGGTGCCTCTTCCCCGCGTGGCAAAAGCAAAGAAAAAACCGCCGATACTGCGGCGGTTTGATTTTTCGGCTTTTGTCTCCCTGTGAAAAAGAGGTAAAAGAGCTTCGCTTGCTTTCTGTATGCCGGTCCCGGTGCGGCTAGGATGTCTAGCGCTTCTAGCACCCGGTCGAAGGACGGATTGATCTGGTATGCCCTCCCGCCAACTTTCACCGCATAGGGCAAAGCGTCGTACAGCCGCATTTTATTTGCGATCCTTTGCGGCCTTGCGCGCTTCTCCCGTGTAGATTTTCGGCGTGATCTCGTTTTCGAGCACCGGCGTGAGCGCAGACATCATTTCGAGCGTGTTTCCGCCAAAGAAGTCCAGCATTTTCTGATATGCATCCGCGCCAAAGATGACCTGGAAGGCCAGCTCTGCGGCGCTGATGAGGTCGGTCAAGTGCTCTGCGCTAGGGTCTTTACCGTACGCTTCCTGCGCGGCGATGAGCTTTGCACTCGCAGGCATAAAGCGAGTCGTGATGTCGTCTAAGCCGATCTCCAGCTTGACTTTCAAGCGCTTGCGCCCGTCTTTCAGCCGCAGCGTCTCCCGATATACGGGTTTGCGTTCTATCTTGATCATATAAAGCTCCTAAAAGAAAAAGGGCGCCGAAGCGCCCTAGGTTCGTCAAGCCTCTGCGACCGTCGGCTGGCCGTCAAAGCGTACCTCAAAAGAGATCGCGCTGTCGTCCGTAGACGCGCCGCTCCATTCCTGCATGTTTGCGATCGTGCAGGGGCAAGTGATCGTCTGTGCCTTGTCGTTCAGCGTGTACTCGATCTTGAGGCTGCTCTCGCGGTTGGTGCCCAGGCCGTACTTCTTGCTAAAGATGTAGTCCTGCGCGGGATCACCCGTGACGCGGCGGCCGGTCAGTGTGAAAGCCGGAGCCATGCCGGTGACATGGTTTTTTGCAAAGCCGTTATCGCTTAAGAAGAAGTACTGCTGTACGACTTCGTTGAGGGCCTCGGCGACATTGTCGATGCCTTCGGCCAGCTCTGCGTAAGTCCAAGTATCGGTCGTTTTCGCAGTGCCGATGCTCAACTTTAAGTTATAAATGGTTAAAAGAGCCATAGTTTATCCTTTCTTGTAGTAAAAAGACACCGCCAAGTCGGAAGAAATCTCCCAAATCTGGCGGCTTTCGTCATATCCATCCGGAAAAGGATGGTTGACCGTGATGATGTTCGTGATTTGGTAAGTTTCGGTTTCTGGGTAGCTCGTGCGCTGCGTCAGCGCTTGATGAATGCTGTCCAACGCATCTAGAAGCGCTTTCTGATCTGCGCTCTTGCCGTTCAGCATGAGCCGCAGTTCGTTCGCGCTGCCTTTTGATAAGAAGGTCGTCTCCGGATTCCCGCCTCGAAGGATGAGTGCCAAGCTCTCCCCCGGCAAAAGCGACCCAATCTGTATTGTGCTTCCGGCTGCTTCTTCCGCCATGCTTCGCACGGCTTCGAGGATGTCACTCAGTACGGCCACGATACTCGCCTCCCATACCCTTTGCAATAATGCGTCCCCAGTCCTCGCCGTAGCGCCGCCCCGCTTTTTCTGCCCACTTCAGAGACGCGTTTGGGTTCTGATCCCGAGACGGATTCCCCGAGTGATAGACCTTTTCTGCGTAAGGCGTGACCCACTCGATGTCGAGCTCCATATCCGTCGGATTAAAGGCCATTTGCGCGGTGTCGCGCATTGCGCCCGTATCTACGCGGATATAGTAGTCGCAGTCGGTATGGATCTGCTCGCGCGCAGCAAGCAGGCTTTTGTTAAAAGCGTTACGCACCTCTGCCGGGTTCGCCGGTGTAAAGATAAAGCCCTTCGCCATCAGATACACCCCACTTCATAGTGATGCAAGCCGCCCAGGTCATTGTGGACAGAGTCGACATGCTTTACCGTATAGACCGCAGCGCCCACCCGCAGGGTGATTTGGTACCCAGCAGCCTCCGCGGCTGTTTGCAGTGCTTCCCAGTCTAAGAAAGGCCGGGAAAGTCGGGCATCCACAAAAAGCGTCGCTTTATACTCTGCTTGCATGTCTGCCGTCGAGCGCTGAAAAGTGCTCACATCCTGCAAGTGTACGCGCGTCTGCGTGTAGGTCTCCTGCGTAGGCTTCCCCCACACGTCTACACCGCTTGGCACAAAAACGCTCACACTGTCTTTGAGCATCTGTGCTGGTATTGTCGCGATCATGGATTACCTCAAAAAAGGGAAGGGTACAAAGATGTCGACGGGCGCGCTGACTTCTCGGCTAAGCAGCCCCGTTTGCTCCAAAAAACCGAGCGCGGCAGGCGCTACGCTGACACCTGCGCTATATGCGCTTTGCGCGTTTCCACCGCCGTAGCTCACCGAAACATTGCCCACCGTGAAGCCCGTGCCCGCGCGGCCTGTAGTCGCTAGGTCGATGCCCATATAGGCGAAGTAGTCCGCCTGCGCGCATACCGCCAGCTTGACTTGTGCTTGCACAAAGGCTGGAAAAGAATCCAGCCCTTGCTTTTGCACTTGATAGCGGGTCAGTATATCTACTAGCTGATTTGCGCGCGCGCTATATAGCGGCCACTCGGTTTCCGTTACGGCATTGCCGACATACTCGTCCGTGTAGAAGCTATAGTCCGCGTAAGCCATCCCTGTGCCTCGTTTACTTCGTGACGATCGTCGCCGTGCCGTAGCTGATCGGCTGCAAGGTCAGTGCGTTCGCTTCTACGACCTGGATCGTCTGAGATGCTGTGAGCCCTGCGACCTGTGCATTGACCGGGATGGACTTAGACAGCAGCGTGTAGCCGGTCAGAGCCGTGCCCGCCGTCGGAGCCGTCACAGATGCGCCCGCCGTGTAGAAGAAAGCACTCGATGCATATCCGCTCGCACCGCTCGTGACGCTGATCGCAGATGCGCCGGATGCTTCGCCCGCCGCAGAAGTGACCGTCAAGGTGCCCAACGTAGAGACTGCGCCGAGGTTCGCAAAGACGCCCGCGCGGCGCTGGTTGAGCGCGAAAACATCATAGTAGTACCGCTCATAGTAAAGGTACTTGCCCTTGCTCTGTGCGGTCGGCGCGCCGATCATGGACACATCGTAGACCACCGGCGCGCATACGGCCATCGGGTCGACAAAAAGCATGTTGATCGTCTTTGCACCTGCCGTCGCCTGCCAGCCTTCCGTAAAGTCGAAAGCGGTCTGCATGATGTCCTGCGGCACTTCGAAGATAAGCACGCCGTCCAGCTTGCCAACATTTCGGTCGACATTGCGGATGCCGGTGCCTACATCGATAAAGCGCGTAATGCCTGCTGCCTGCTTGAGCAGCTTATAGGTGCCGGGCGTCATGTACGCGATCACGCGGTCGCGATTGATGCGCGCGTTGGCGAGGTTCGCAAGATAGGTGTCCCACTGTTCGAGGATGTTCGAGGAAGTGAGAGAAGTCGTGTCATAGTTGCCCGCGCCGAGAGCGAAGGAAGCCAGGCGGGAAGCCGCGTAGGCGTCCATTTCCGGGATCTTTTCCAGTTCGTTAAAAGTGCGCGTAACATTAGCAATCGTCGCCACATCGTTGGTTTCTACAATGTCCATCGGGTCAATGATAGTGTCCCACTCGCGATCCATTGACAACGTAACCGTCTGCCATTCGTTGTTCCAATTTCTGTTAAAAACACCTGTGATCTGGTCACGATTTACAGCGTGCGCGCCGCTGACCGACATGGACGGGATCGCGACGGTTTTGCCCATCACGGGGCGATAACGCTGTGAGTTGTCGCTGCCGTACACGCGGCCGAAGTAGGAAAGATACGGGTATGCGTTCGCAAGCTCCCTAGCGTACTGCGTCGCATAGTTGACATTCGTCTGGATAAAAGCCATTTTTTATCTCCTTTTATTTTTCTTTGGGTACAAAGCCCCACGCTTCTGCGAAGCTGCCTTCTTTATAGCCGGTAGGCATAGAGCCCTCCGTCTTCGCGCCGAAGGTCGGCCCCGCGGATTTCTGCTCGGCGGATGCGTCCGGAAGGAAGTACTCTTCGTACTTGCCCTTGATCTCATCGAGCTGCTCTTTGACCGGCTTTGCGGTCTTCTCATGCGAAAGCATGTCGTAGACGGTGTCGCGGAATTTCTCTTTGACGCCCTTAAAGTCATCGCCCGCAAGCGCGCTCTGCTTCGTCTTGTAGGTCTCGAAAGCTGCGCTCAGCGTCTTATACTCCTCGCTTTCCTTCGGGTCTGCCTTCGGCGCGTTCTTCAGTGCGTCTGCAATCGCCGTTTGCTTGGCGGTCTCTGCATCCGCGGTGCTGATGAAGCCGCTCAAGCTCTGCCCATGCAGTGCCATCACGCTATCCACCTGCTCCGCCGTGAGCCCTAAATCTTTCAATGCCGGTCTTGTAAATGCCATCGTTTATCGTCTCCTTTTACGCCCCTGACGAGGGCGAATTTTGCCTGTATCGCTGGCCAGCGTGTTCGGTACTTATCGCGTTCCCATGCGCAATAAAAAAGCGCCTCGCGGCGTTTTTGTCATTATTTTGTAGCATGTTCCAAAAGGTAGCTTGCCCAGTGGTTGCAGGTGTACTCGATTTCCTGCAGTTTGTTTTGCACATCCGGCGGCGCGCCGGGCTCTGCGGCAGCGCAAAAACCCGCGCATGCGCGCAGGATTGCCTTGGCCTCTTCGTAGCTCTGCTCTCTGCTGCGATCGGCTACCGGCAAAATATCGTCGCCAAACTCAGCGACCGCCTCCGCGATACTCGGCTCTTTATGTCCGAGCGCGATACCTCGCTCTATGATCTCGTCGGAAAAACCGGCGATCAGCCCGTAAAGTGTGTCAAGATGCTCGTGGGCCTCAAAGAAGCCTTCCCCCGCGACATTGTGATGTAGCACGGAAAGATCTTCGTAGGCGATCTTAAAGTAAGCCATGAGGCGCTCATACTCACTCATGCGCATCCGCCTCTTTCGCCTTGCGCTTCTTCGCCTTTGGCTTTGCCTCTTCCGTCACTTCCTCGGCCGGCTTTGCCCCTTCCGCTAGGTATGCCCGGAACTCGTCCGCGGTCATACGCATCTGGCAGCGCTTGCATACAACGCCCGTGGACATGCCAATAAACTCATGATTACAATTCATCGTTATCTCCTTTTTTTGGTATGAAAAAAGCGCCCGTTAGGCGCTTTTCGCTTAGTACCATGCGATACATTTTTCTGGCCAGTTTTGGCCAGCTTTTACCATCCCACGCAGCCCTCGGATGGCATGCCCCAAGTACCATTCGCCGTACTCTTCGACCATCTGCGCCACAAGCACATCACCCGAGGGGCACGCAATTTTAATGTGCCCTTTTTCTTGGGACGATTCGGGGTAGTAATCAGCCTCAGCGTAGGCGCTTGTTATTTTGACGTTTTTCAAGTGTAGCATAAAACGCTAAACACTCCTCCTTGTAGTTGTACTTATCTTGCGCGATCTCATGCGCCTCGCCCTGCGGAATACCTTGCTTGACTAACTCTCGCTCATAGACTTCGTGTTTCAAAAGTGTCCAGTCGTGCTGTACTGGCTGCCCTTCTATGAGGCGCTGCCACGATTGCGCTATGGCAAAGTCCGGAGCAAAGCGTTCTGGCTCGGGGTTGCCCAGGTCATGCTTGTCAATGAATAAGTAATTTTTGATTTGCTGAATTTGCTTCTCCGAGTACCCCGTATTTTTCGCGATTATAGGCACATCAGAAGTCCTTTTCCGAAGCAGCCCGTAGTAGCGTTCCGCGTGTGCTGCGGCTTCTCGGCTGTCCGGATTTACGATTCGTGCGCCCGTAATACGGGGCGCCGTGCGCCGCTCTTCCGGAATTGGCTTTTCAAGTAACTCTTTATTTTTATTATACCACAAAAGTTGCTTGTCAGCCACAAAAATTTGCAGTCTTTGCGCTCTTGGCGTCAAGTTATTTTCTCTACACCAGGCCTCGTAGTTCTTGGCCAGCGCCTCTGCGGTCTGCACCATTTCCGCCTCATCCAGCCCCGCGGCTTTGAGGGCGGCTGACTCCAGCTTTGCGGATCGCACATCCCGCTCAAAGGCTCGCTGTTTTTGGGTAAGCAGGTATGCCTTTTCGTTTTTCTCCAGCTCCTCCGGCGTCATCTCATGATACCGAGGGAGGGAAAAGCCGTCCACAAAAGTATAGGGCGAGTGGCCGCAGTTGATGCCGAAAATGCCCGCGGGCTCGCCGTAGCTCGTGTCCGTGATAGGCACATACTGGTAAGCGTTCCCGTCTAGGTCGTGTACGATGCCGGAACTCCCGTCCCAGCTGCATATCCACCCGACATACGGCGCGCACAAAGGGCGAGAGATTTTATTAGGGCCGATCTGAAAGGTCGTCACCCCATACTCGGCGGTACGCTCCCGCTGCGCGTCGATGGCCGCTGCGTGGATTGTCGTACGCGCGAGCATGTTGATATATGCCTCCGGCGACCACTTGCGCCCCCGCGCATCCGTAAAGCCGTAAATCCCGCGATTCACAAGCCGGTGGATTGCTTGGCTAACCGCCGTCGTGTAGGACTTCTCGCCGGTCGTGATGCTCTCAAGCCCGGCCTCGACGATCGCTTTTACAAGCGCTTCGCTCGCGACCTTTTGCACCGTCCGCGTATATGCCTGCTGCGCGCTCTGCAGCATCGAAGCGTTGATGAGCCGCGTCTTTTTAGCCATCTCCTGCGCTTTTGCACGGATGACCTCGCTCACGCGCACTGACTCTGCCCAAGTGCCGCTTATCGGCTGTACCGCCTTCCCTGCGTCCACCGCATCCGACAAAAGGCTATCTACCGGCGCGAGCTCAATGCCCACCGCGTCTTGGAGCGTGCTCTGGATGGCTTGCTCTTTTTGCGCGTTTCCCTGTGCGATGACTCGCGCGCACTGCTGGATAACCTGGGTAAGCTCGCTGAGCTTTTCGGTCTCCCACTCTTCTACGGTCAACTTCTTGCCGCTTTTCAAATGCTTTGCCAAGGTGAGCACGAGCGCACTGTGCGTGTCTATGTACAGCGCTTCCAGGTACTCCGAGAGGCGGAGGATGTCCTCCGGTGTCATTCGATGGCTCCGCTCTCGAAGAGGTCAAAGGCTTTCGCCGTCAAGTTCCCTTCGTCCGCGATCCGCTTTAGCTCCTGATCCGCTTCATCGTCTGTCATGCCGACGCCAAAGCGTGTGTCGGTGAGAAAAGTCTTTTTGCTTAAGACGCCGTTGGTCATGAGCTTTAGCCCCTTGTCCATCTTCGTACTGCTGTCCTCTAAGACCGCGTCCTCCATGGTGACCGCGATCTCGTAGCCGTCGGCAGCCAAGGACTCGATCGTCTGCCCCTCGTACTCGAGACCATACAAGCAGCCCAGGCGGATGATGTTTTCCACCGTGCCCCGGATAGCTGGGGCGATCTGATCCTGGAAATTTTTGATCGTCTTGTAGGTCTTGCTGTTCTCGCTGATGACCTCCGTCGCGGTCTTGAGTCCGCTTTTCGTGTCAAAAGAGAAGGTAGATGCAGAGAAACCGACCTGTAGACAAAGCACGCTTAGCAGCGCGTTCAGAGCCTCTACATGCTCATCGATACGCAAATCTGCGTTGCTGTCCTGGATTTTCAGCTTATCTGGGTCGTCATACGCGAGCGCTTCGTAGACTTCGTCGTTTGCGTCGAAGTAGCGCCGCATTTCGCCGGTCTGCTCGTCCACAGAGGTCTTGACCGCCGAGGCGGGCACGATGAGCCGCTTTTTGCCTAGCCGCATTTCGCGGATGAGACTGTCATAGCAGATGTCGATACCGTGCAGCGTGTCAAAAGCGTTGCCATATACCGAGATGCCCAGAGGGCTGTTATCATCGACATTGTTTGCCATCGGCGTATGCCAATACTCAAAAAGGCTTTTATTGAGCCCGTTGATCGTGACTTCGGGCTCCAACTCTGGATAGACCGCGCTTAGCGGGTAGTAGATGCCCAAAATGTCTTGCGAGTCCTGCGAGCTCCCCGTCGTCCGCAAGTCCTTCGCCCGGTAAAGCTCATTTTTGATGACATAGGTGTCTCCGTTCCACTTGTGCCACTCGAGGCGCGTGTAGTAGTAGCCGCCCTTTGCGGTACGCGAAACGAAAACGCCCTCCGTCACCTTGGCGTTATCCCATGCGGTGGGCACAAACTGGTCCGCCATGCACCAGTCCAGCACGATGTTTTCTGTCCCCTGGATGGGCTTCCCGTTTTCGTCGCGTTTCGTTGTGACAAAGGCCTTGATTGCGCCGCCGCCCAAGGCCGCGCCCTGCTCGATGCTGCCCTGCATTTTTGTGGAAAAATTGTTTTCCTGCAGCACCTTGTCGACCCACTCTTGCAGCTTGTCGCCTTCGATCTCTTCGCCTTTGCGCGTCACCACTACGCTGCACTGCTCGCCCCAGATAAGACCGGCCAGCTCTGCGCAGATAGCTTTCGCGGTGTCCATACGAAAAAGCGTCCGCGTCGCGTCCTTGTTCGCGATCGTGGGCGCTTTGATGACATGCCAGGCGTTATACAAGCCCCGGTAGATGTATTTTGCGGGGAAGATCATAAAGTTATAGAACTGCCGGAAAGCGGGGACGCCCTCCAGCTCAAAAACATCTTTATATTCTTTCCCGATGCCGAGATCGGCGGTCGTTTTTTGCATCTTCGTTTTTAACCTCTCGAAAAATCTCATGTGTATAACCCCAACATGCTCTGCCGCGTGTAAATCGGCGCTTGCTCCGGCATGTACGCCATCAACTCGCGCATGTGCCGCTCTGTCGCGTACTCCTGCGCGTCCAAAATGTCGATGTTGCTTGTGCCGTTATCAAGCCGCACATCCTCGGTCGTGTGCTTTGCATCCCACACCGCAGAGGAAAACCCGTCGATCATGTGCTTGCAGTGCCGCATGATTTTGATCCGCTTCATAGAAAAAAGCCGGTCGTCGCACTTGATGCGATCATTGATCGGCCTTTTTAGTGCGTTTTTGATGTTGACGCCTAGCCCGGCTTCTGCCGCCGCTTGCCGCAAGCCGTTTATAAGTGTCTGCTCGGCGCTGTCGCAGCATACTTCCGTCACCTGGTAACGACTTTTGCATAGCCGCACGAAATCCACAAAGGCTCGCTCAAGCTGGCGCGGGTTTAATGCTTTAGGCTCGTAGTACTCTTCCAGAATCACTTTCTCCTGAAAGCGAAGCGTATACCCAACCAGCACAAAAGCGTGGCCGGAAGTGCCGCCCCCAAAGTCTACGCCGATCTCCGCAAAGACGATGGGCGGAGCCGCGTCGATGATATACTCCTGCGGCGCGTCTGCAAAAGTCTGATAGACCAGCCCCTCAGCTGCACAGCGCTCGCCCAAAATATCCCGCCGGTACCAGACAGACCCCGGCTGATACTGCATCTCGATCTCCCGCTTGCGCTCATCAGAGATCGTCGCGTTGTCTGCGATCGTAAAGTGCTCGTAGCAGTAGCGGTCGCCGAACTGCTCGCCGAAACGATCGATATAGTCTTTGTAGATGAAGTTCCCGGGCGCACCCGGGTTTAAGTCCCAAAAGATTTTTCGCTCTTTCGCCGCGAGTTGGCGGTTGAAAGCCTCTTTGATCGTATTGTCATGGTGGAGGTTGATTTCCGTCGCAATCCACATCCCGTAAGAGTTGCCGCGTATCTTCTTAAAGCTGTCCGCTTTTGAGCCGCCCGCAAAGATGACGATATACTGCCGCCGCCCCAGCGTGATAGCTAAAGCTTCGTTGCCGCGATACTTTGTCCACTTGCAACGCCCGCGGAAAATGTACTCTAGACCTAGACCGTTACAGTCGCCCAAGTTGAGCTTCGCGTTTGCCGATGTACTCCCTGTCGCTAGGTGTATGCGATCCGGTGTGCCGCGCAAAAGGCAAGCCGCAAAGGCCGCAATGTTGTCCACCGTTTTCCCGGCTCTGACCGCGCCTTCTGCCACAGACATCGTAGAGGCTACCGCTTTTTCTATGTACCGCTTATGCTTGTCGCCGAAAAGAGGCCGGAGCGTCTTTTCGTACTTCATACCTGGATGCCCGCCTCAGAAAGGTAAGCGTCACTGTCCTCGGCCTCGACATACTCCGCCGGGTTTTCGGTCTGCCCGAGCACCTGTCGGCCAAGCCATATAAGCATGGTCGCGTTCCCCTTCTCCGCGAGCTGATACTGCCAGCGGCGCAAGGACATTTTCCCCGCGGCCGACTTCTTTTTATAGACCTCAAAAAAGGGCTCTTTATACTCTCTTTTGCAAAAATTTCGTATCGTTTCTTGGCTGCAGTCAAAGTACCCGGAAATTTCTTCCAATGTGCAGTGCAAAAAGCACAGCTTCTCAAACTGCTCTTTGTCTATGTTTTTTCTTGGTCTCCCCGCCATGCTTTCCCTCCTTTGCTACTCCAGAGATCGCACGATCTCCCGCTCTTCTTCCGAAAGTACCCATACCTGCCTTGACACTGCCGCCGCTTTTTCTGCCGCCGCTTTTTCTGAGATCAAAAATCCCGATCCAAAAAGCGTTTTCCCTGCCGCCTTTGATGACGCTAGCCCCCTGATAAAGTGTGCATCTTTTACCGCAAAGTCCACCTCGGCTATCTTCCCCAGTAGTGCGCCAGTGACTACCTCGGCAGGCCACTCATACTTTGGCCGTGAAGCAGTGCCCCTTCCCCGTAGGACCTCTACAGCCGTTTCAATCTTCGCCTTTAAGGCTGGGTCTGTAAAAATCTTGTATGCCCCCAGACTAGTCACAAAGTCCGTGGCGACCGACGCTCCATTTTCGTACACGATATGAGCGCTTGTCACGCAGTACTTCGCTTGCCCACTTGCTACATTCATAAGGGTTAGATGCGGAGCAAAAAGAAAAAAATCAATCCCGCGCTCTAGGTAAAAAGTGACAATGGCTGAGATTTTGGAAAAAGGTGGGTTGTCGACTACCACGCACCCGCCCGGGTACTCTTCTTGCTCGTAGTCGCCGCCCGGATAAAACGGGCGCACGATCTGGCGCCCTTCCAGCGCATATTTCTCGATTACATGAGAGAGTACAGCCTCGTAAACTTCCGCAGGTGTATAGCACTCATCCGTCGTCTTCTTTGGCTTAAATTTCTCCTCAAAAGCGGCTTTCTCCTCGCTATGCTCTGGCTCTGTATCGCCCCAAAAATACTTTCCCACTTTTGCTATCCTCTTTTCCCAAAAAACCGCCTTGCCCCACCCACATGCGCATATATAGCGGCGGTTTCGCGCACCCGTAAACCTTAGGCAGCCAGGCAACAAAAAAGCAGCGGGTTTCCCTGCTGCCTTTTTGTTGGAAGATTTTTTAGGAGATGTTCATGCAATGAAACTCACTTTTGCCTGTCCTGCCTATATATAGCATACCTCACTTTTACCCGGGATGCTAGGGAAAATGCGGGCATTTCCGGTATGCTGCTACATGCACTCCCTTTCGAAGGCTTTTAAGGCGGCACCGTGTAGCTTTCGCATCGTGCTCTCATCGTAATGAGTAATTTCTCCGATCTCCTCCCATGTCTTGCCACAGATATACTTTAGCCGCAGAAGCTCCGAGAAACGTTTATCCTCCATCAGCGTCAGTTTAGCGGAAAGTCGGAGCTTTTGATCCAAGATGGCATTTGCCTCTTTCTCTTTTTCTATCGACGCTTCTATAAGCCGCACATACACATCTTCGCGGGCATTTTCGGGGGAAGCTTGCACTCTTTCGCTAATCGCTCCCGTACACCGCTCGGCCAGCGCGCGCAGACGCGCCGCCTCCTCCGCTTTTGCCGCTATGCATATATCGCCATAAAGAGCATCACGCAAGTACTGCTTTGCCGTCATACTTTTAGCTTCCTCCGGTCGGGACGCCATACCTCGCACATAGTCCGCCTGCATACTTCGCTGTCCCCTATGATCTGTAACGGCCGCAGACCGTAGCCGTTCCGCCACAGTAAACACCCAAAAAAGGTCACTGCCTTGCTGCTTTTACGGCGCTTGCCTAGCGGCACACAGCGGCGGCAGCTACAGCACAGCCCCACCATGTACCCATCCTTCCAAGCCCGCTTATATGCCTCCGCCTCTTCATCCAATCGCTTCAAATCCTCTTCGTCAGCCATGTGAACTCCCCTCTCCGCTGTTTTCCAGCGCGTCATACATCGCATACCTTTCCCGGATAGACAAGAGCCGCTCCGGCGCTTTATCCTTTATGAAGGCATCCCACCAGCCGCAGCACGAGAGCGTCCGCGATCTCCGGCGCGATCTGGGATAGCTCCCACTTCAGGCGCATATGGTGTTTCCTCCGTTGGAAGATGCGCCGTGCATTTGACCTCATTGCCCCAAACGTCCCAGCCTTCGGGGGACTGACGGGCAAAAAGCTCTACGCGGGGAAGGTCTCCCATGAGCCGAACAATGC